CTGAATGCCCGCCGCGCTGAACTCACCGGTAGCCCTCACCGACCGATACAGTTGACTCTCCGCCTGAACCCAATTGAACGGAACCGGTGTTTTCCCTCGCTCCAACTCTAGGTTCATCGCCCTGGCGAGTTCGTCTGGGAAACTGTTTCCGCTAACGGTTGCTAGATTTGGAATGGCCCTCTGGCCACGAGGGTCCCTGCGCTGCCACGCCTTGTACGACTTCGTCAGTTCGCCGGATTCTTCCTGAAGCGCCAGCAGTCCCTCACGGGTCTTGGCGTTCCGGACTTCCGCTGTGGTCAACCGTTTCTCAGACCCCTTCAAAGACCGGCGCAGCCGACGTTCCTCTCGGTCCAGTGCCCTGAGTTCTCGATTCAGCGATTGCACGCTCCTGTTCTGATCGTACATATTGCGCTGCAAGCGTCGGCTGGCTCGTATTTCTTCGCGTGCTGCCAGAGACATGTCCTTGGATATCGCCGCCCTCCCCAGCAGGGAATCTACCTTCTCCGATGCGACTACGGCATCATCGGTCAGCCGGACTACTTTGTTCGACAGCACATCGACCCGCCGAGTCATCGCCGCCACGTCGAGTTTTGCCCCGGTCGAAGGGGAGACCTGAAGGAAACGTGCCGATTCATTGGCGGTCTCTACCAACTCATCTACGGCGTTGTCCAACTGACGCTCAGACTTACTCAGCGTCCTTTTGCCCGACCGCAGCAACGCAGCGTCCTCTTTCACGAACCCGGCAAAAGTCTGCGCCTCCGCGATGGCGTTCGTCAAATCTTCGTTGACGCTCTTAAAGTCGGCAGGAACATAGGCGGGCCCCTTCTCCGTCAGACGCCCCTCTATTAGGGCGGCTCTTTCCTCGGCAGATGCCACGCCTTTCCCGCCTCGGGTAACTTCTTTGTCCAGCAGATGCAGACGGACCTCTTGCTTTTTGATGCTCTCTCGGCGCGACCTAACCTTACCGCCCATCTTGTCGTAAGCGTCTCGGATGTCCGCTGGCATACGGCTACGAGCAGTACTCGCCACCGGCAGACCGCTTTCTGGATCTACTGCTGACTTCAGGAAGTCCCCTGCGTGTTTGTTGATCGACCGTTTGCCCAGGTCGGTAATCCTCGCCGCTTCCGCCACACGATAGGAGGGATAAGACATCCCCCTCCCCATAGCCCACTCAATCCCCTCTCCATGAGAGGCGAACACACGCGGTTTATCTATCCCGCTGTTGCCCAGGAACTCCTCGCCGTCAACCACCCGGCCACGGGGGGAGTAGAATCCTCCCTCTTCCACAACGGTCTTTGCAATTCCTAAATCATCTGACACGGCAGCATAAGGTTCATCAATCACCCTGATCTGCTCGATAGCATCGACCTGCCTTGGCGTCATGTGGGGCTTGAATGTCTCGAAGCCCTCTGTGAGATCAGACCGGCCGGGATTCGGCCTAGCAGGGTGGACGTTCTGAAGGTTTGCATCCAACACCCTGCCCGCTTCGTCAATATCGAACGCCTGATGGAGGATGGCGTCCTTCTCGTGAGCCACCGATGTGGCAATGCTCTCCAAATTCTGCTGGCTCTTTTTGGTGAACCTGGTTACAGCGGTGCCTACCGGATCGTCTTTCACCTGATTGAAAGCGGCCTTTACCACATTCTTGATCTGCTCTGTACGGCTGAGGTCCAGGGTCTCGATGGGTTCAAGTCCAAACGCCTTCGCCGCTGCATTTGATGGCACCGTGGTGCTCTTGAACGTCCCCTGCACGGTACGTTTCGGCAATGACGGGATACCAAGACCACCAGCCTCCTCCGTCACGGCGTTGTCCACCATCCTGCGTACCGACGCGGGCACGTTCTCCACAACGTCTCTGCCGAAGGTTCTGGCCGCAGGGATGCCAGTTCGGAGCGCCTTGACCCCAGTACGGGTTACCTTAATCCCCCCGGTCACACCGGCGGCGATGACCATCTCAGGCGCCCCGAACTCCATCAGCAGTTTGACGATCTCACTACGGTCATTGTGGATCGCGTCCAACTCTTTGATCCCGACCTTGATGCTCTCCCACGAGGTGAAGTCAATGCCACCGATCACGTTGCGAGACTCTTGCGTCCGGGCAAGAGCCTGTTCGTCTCGCAAGTTGGGAAACACACGGGATGTCAGTTCGCTAACAGCACCAAGTCCCGCTGCGGTAACTTCTTTCCCCGCCCTGTAAGCCTGCTGCACAGTAGGATCATCACCTCTCTGCTCCAGGAACGCCGGACGAGCCAGTGTTTCAATTCGCCCAATTTCCTCTAGAGACGAGAGTCCACGGAACGTCTCCGGAATACTCTTCGTGCCCAGAAAGGGTAACGTCGGACGGTCGAATACGTCCCGCTCCCCAGGTGTGGCAGTCAATTCACCAAGAGCCTCTGCTATATTCTGCTGTGCCTTTAGTTTTTCGTTATGTCTCACCATTACCGTAACCTCTGGAATACTGTACGCCCACCACGACTGAGAGCGCGTTTCTTCTGTCGTTCTTGTTCAGTTTCCAGATCGGCCAACCGGTTCTCTTGCTCTATCTGGCGTCGCTGTACTGTAGCTGGCAATAAGTTAAATTCTTCTCGAAGACGAGATTTCTGAGTCTTCGCAAACCCCACCGGGCTTATGGGATCAGGTTTCGATGCTATGTTGAACGCGGTAGTACCACGAGGCATTCCTGGTGTCCGTTGCAACATTGACTTCTCGACCCGAGAAAGCTGGGTATCGGACAGCCTTTTTAGGTCTTCATCACTGTAATAGGGCGTTGGGTCGGATATAAGCCCTTCAGGGCCCCAGACCTCCCCGTATTTAGCGAACGCCGCCTTTTCTTTGATCTCCGCCGCTTCAGTAGCACTCTCTCTGAGCTGTGTCTCGAAGTCCTCGGTCTGCAACTGCTCCAGAATGAACTTCTGAAAGAATGGATCACCCTCCGACGCCTCCTCGGAAAAGCGCAGTGTATCTAGATCGGTATCTTCCTGGATGTTTAGCAACTCTTCCTGCGTGGTAGTCCCCACAGCTCCCAATGTGGGCAACTGAGGCATCCCCAGTTCAGCCAACACCATTCGGTACTGCGATGGCAAACCCGGTGTGTCCGCCTCATTAAACCGACGGTTGAACTCTTCCCGCGAAACATCCGAGGACAATATTCCGGTCCCAGGCATCGGTTGCGGAGTTCCTTTGATTACCGCTTTCGTCGCCTCGTCGAACAGAGACCCTAGTGTACGAGGCCCTGGATCAGAATCTCCTTCTAGGTCCTTTTGAAAATCAGGGAATGAAAACCCTGGTAAAAATTCCCCAGTTGTATCTTCTGGCTTAAAGGTGCCACCATAAAACTGGTCCAATTCGCCCGTGGATTTAGGAATTGTGCTTGGTGATACGCCCAAGGGCGGAAAATCCTGATCGCCATCCTCTGGGACTGGTTTACCTAACCCTGGAATTTGTTCATCTAACCCAACACCCCCTACCGGTTCCTCCTGAAACCCCGGTATACCGAGCATCGTCCCTACTAGCTGCGCTGCGTCCAACTCCTCGCCAGGACCGAGGCCACGTCGTATGGTCTCAAGATGAGTAGCAAGCTTCGGCAACACGTTCTGGCGTAGATTCTGCTGGAAAGCGTCGTCACCACCCAACTGTCCTATACCAAGACCCTGTAAGGTGCGTTCCAACTCCGAAGTCTTCAGGGCAGCAACATTGGCCTTCTCTACGTCCTCAATGCGCTGTTCCTCGGCATCTTGTACATCCTTGATCCGTTTTCCCTCGGTAGCCATATCTTTAGTGATCTGCCCACCGTTGGCTACGAAATTCGCGTATGCCTCCTTGGTCTCCTCTGTCAGATCCTCTGTCCCAATTCGTCTTTCCGACACGCTCCTAAGCTGATTCTCTAGCGCTGTGAGTGTCGCTGCTGAGTCTCCTCGGAAGCCTTCAATCCTCTCCGCCGCGTCCGCCCGGGCCTTCTCCGCCAAGCCATCAGCTATTATCAGTTCTAATTCTTCGTCGGAGATACGGTGACCCTTCGCTAGCCTATGGCCTAGATAGCTAACAAACGTGTCGGGCAAGTCCTCCGACTTTACCCCGCCCCCACGGGTATCCAGGAGGTTTTTTACTGCGCTCTGTCGTGAAGACAGACTGCCCTGTAGTTCTTTGAGCCTATTCTGCTCTTCCTTGCTGAGATCTTGTTGGCTTTTGGTGCCAACTGCATCCAAAAGAAACGTCTTTGAGGCAAAGGCACTCTCCACCAACTCTTGATTGCCGTTGATGAGAGCACGATGGAAGAGAGCCCTTTGATCATCACTGAAATCGTCCAGTGTGAGTGCCTTGCCTGTTTCTGGGTTATCGATCCCAGCGGCGAGGTTCTGAAGGAACCTGGTACGGTTCGCCTTGGTCTGGAAGTTCTTGACATCCTCCAGACGCTTCGTCTCTATCTTCGCTTCTGCCTGCTCGTCTGTAACATTGGCTACGCTGATCTTGAACGTGGCTAGATTAACTATAGAAAGCGTCTGATCGGCCAGGAACGCCACGAACTCCGCCGGGGTTTGTCCGGTCCGTCCGGTGGCAGCAGCACTTTGCACCAGATCAATAGCCCGATCCGCCGCCGCCCTAACCGCGTCGTACTGGGCCTGCCCCTCGTCCCCATAATCGTATCTCGCCCGATTGAGTGAAAATGCCTGTTTCCCCGTCTGTGGGTCCACGAGGCTCTTTATCTGCGCCTCGACGGCATTCTTGATCTGGTCCGTACCGAACTCGGTCTTGCCCGACTTGAAAGCCAGCGCCCCTTCCAGCCGCTCCCTACCTTCTGTAATATCGGGCACTTCAGGCAGTAGTATCGGAGGTATTGGTGTGTTCCCCGCCCCAATGTCTTTGGTAGAAAGACCGCCTATATATGACACCACACTAGAACCGAAATCCTGCGGAGTCAGATCGAATGGTTGACCAGTATTGGGGTCGATACCACCTTCAAGAATTGAGGTAGATCTGGCACTTATGGCTCCGGTAACGAATTCGTCCATATTATTCAGTATTGGTGCCAGAATCTCTCTCGCTTCAGAGAGTAGAGATCGGTTATAACCATCTTCCTGTAGGATGGCCTGTCGCATTTCTAATGTTATGAAACCAGTCTGCTCAAGTGCGCGTATGACGCCACTAAGCTGCATCTCTTTGGTAGCCGAACCGGGAAATGCTCTTACCCGCTCGTTTTGGTCCAGGACGACATCCATCACGGCCTGGTTGACCCCGGTAGCGTCAGCGAATGCGCTTGGAGATAGGTCAAATTGGTCGTTGAGCAGCATAGACCCAACGAGACCCACCACCAACTCACGCCTTACTGCAGCATGAGGTTCTCCCGCCTCTCCAATGAACAGTCCTCTAGAGCGAAGGACAGGACTCTGCATCGCCAAATCTACGGTGTCCTGTATGAACGAACGAACTTCCTGGATGGTGAACGGCCTACGAAGTGACGTAAGAGAGATATCTGCTGCTGCGAGAGCAGGGAAAAGCTCCCGTGTCTTTGCCAACTGTGCCTTTTCAGTAAGCGTTAGGTCTTCTTCGACCACGACTCTGCGTAATCGATTCAACTCGTCCAGAATACGTTTTTCGTCAGGGGTCATTCTAACGTAACCTTCCGCTCTTCAAGCCGTGTTCTTTTAGCAATGCCGCCACAGGATTAAGTGGCACCGTTGTTTTCTTACCTTTCCTTCGGCGTAGGGCACGTAGGTCCGTCTTCACGTCCGCGATTGCCTGCCGTGCGAAATTCTCAGCCATTCTACGTGCCTCCTGTCACCGGTCCGCGTCGCGGAGCGGGTTTAGTAGTTGCCCCACTGAGTGGCTCTCTGAGTTGCCGCACGGCTTCGTTCACTCCCTGTGGCTGCGGATTTGTTATGGGATCTATCACGCTGCCATTGGGAGCAGATGCTGTTCCGACAGTCTGCGCTTGTGCCGCTGCCTGCTGCACAGCCTCAAATTCATCACCAACGCCCTCTTCCTCGGCTGCTTCCTGAAGGAACAGAGACCATATCTCCGGAGATGTTCGGACCTGTTGCTTTGCCAGGCGCTTCCAACGCTCTGTAACGTCGGTAACGCCCGCGTCTTCTTCCCAGTAGGTCTCGAAGTCCTTCATACCCGCCTGGACCTCTGTTATACCCAACTGTCGTTTCTGAAGCTCCAACACCGGATCGGAGGGCTCGAATTTCACATCTGCATTGTAATTGCCGTGTAACCAGCTCTTGCGAATATGCTTGCCACGAGCGCCAATTGATCCACCAAGGGCGTTCATGTTATCAACGAGGTGATACGCTCGAGAGCCAGTGATGGACGCCATGTATTCCAACTGAAGCAGGGGCAGAGTAAACCTGGCTCGTGAACGGGTATCGAGTATTGCCTGCTGCCCGACCGTAACGACCCCCTCTTCTCGGAAGCCACCCAGAGAACGGTTGACTGTCCCCTCTTCGATATCTTCGGCGTACTCGCCGGTGATCTGGAATATCCAACGGGCGATTTCCTGAGTACGCATGGGCTTTGTCGTATCGGGATTCTCGACCTGTATAATGTCGGACCCCTCTGCAAGTGCCTTTTTCAACTCCTCTGCATCGCCCTCGGTCAGCAAGACGGCGAATACCGCATCGATTAGAGCCTGATGTTTCGCATTCTGCGCCTGGGCGTGCAACTTGATAGAGTCGAGTACGTCCCAGAGGATACCCCGTGCCTGGTAGCGAGGGTTTATCTCGTCAAGATTACTTGGCTCGATACCGAATCCGGCGAATGCGTGAGTATAAGGGAGGAATCCTAACGGGTTCTTCTCTACCCACAGAAGCTGTGAAGCAGACGGAGATTGGAGATTCGGCTGTGCCGGTACTCGGAAGGCGTGCCACTTCTCTGTCCAGTACTCGTTGAACTCCACCATAGCGAACGGGGTGTCTTGATGGGGGCTCATGTCGAATAGATTAGCGTTGCGGCGCCGCTGTCGAACCTTGTTCTGTGAAAGCTCGAAAAGCTTGATGGCGGGCATCTTACCGCGACGGATAGCGAATGGTGGCTCCTTATCCATCGGGTCCATCAAGATCGTGGCGGGGTTGGGCGCACGAATCTCAAGTGGGTTAGAATCAGCCGTGTGGGTATATCCTCTGGGGAATTTCGGTAGGGGACCTTCGATAACCGCATAGGAGTAGTGCACCAGATGAGCAGCCGCCATCCGCCAGGGATGAGAGGTTGCCTTAACGGCGGAATCTGTCAGGATGGCGGCTAACCCTACCTCGGCCCTGTCCGCATCCTCTGGAGCAGTCTCCGAGTTCCCAATGGGATTGCGATGTACCTTGGGATTGAACGCCATCATGTTGTCGATGGCGTGCTTGACGATATTGGCCGGTTTGCTGGGGCGGTAATCCGGACGTGCGATATTAGCTGCATCGGTATCCTTGTCCCACACGGCATACCAGCGATGCAGGAAAGAGTCCAGAATTTGCCAATCGGCATGTGCTCCCCGCCATGTATCGTTCAGATACACATGGGCGTCCTGGATAAATTTGTCGTTAGGTTTCTGGGTGAAATCCGGCATTAGAACCCCTTATGCCAACCTGCCCGTCTGGGCATGAGTCTCAATTTTCTGGACATCGATTCCTCCATGTCCGGCTGGGTACGCCGAGTCGCCTGGGTAGCTGCCTGCAAGGCCAGGCCGACCGCCATCGGGTAGTCGTCATGCTCTCCGATCATCGCCTCTGGTTTGTAATCTTTGTCCGGGTGACGTATGACTGTCTCGAATTGCCTCAGCCCGGCAAGGTTGGGGATGGTAACACTTCCTGCGTCAACCGCGTCGATCAGATCGAACCACAGTTGCGACCGACTGCCTACGTCGGTATGCCAGCCTTTCTGACGCTTTCCGGTCCGGTTGATACGCCTTCTGTACATATTCGGGTAGTTCGCCTTGATAGCGGCATTCAGTACCACGACTCCCCACTCGTTGTCCTCGATGGCCCACCGGGGATTCCGGTACATATCCATCAGCTCCAACGACGCCACCACCAACTCGTCCGGTGCGATGCCTTGACCGAAAATATCTGCGACCACGTAGCCGGTATCCTTGTCCATGAGTACCGTTGCGGCGAAGTCCTGCCCCACCCCGTGAGACGGGTCGGTACCTGCTGCATAAGCTTTACGCCACTGGAACTCCTGGTAGATATTTATATGGGCGATTCGCTGCCGTGGTTGACGAACATCGCTCTTCATACGTTCCAGGTTCTCCAGATCGAACGCTGCGAGTGCGTTGGCTGGCTTCAGGGCCTCGGTTTCGTCACCGGGGTACTCCTGCTCCATATATAGGTCTACGCCCAGCTCCTGAGCGTCTGGTAGGTCTCGGGCCTCTTTGGCTACCCTATCGTACCATTCCTGATCTCTACCAGGCCGTAACTGCCACCCCCAGAACTTTTTATTCCAACCATTTTCAGGCGAACCTCGGTAGATGTTCTTGAACAGGGACCGATTGTTCTTCTTATTAATGGTGGAGCCCATTATCAGTTGCCCACCGGCGTCGATTGTGGGCTTAATCGCCAGATAGTTAGCGTCCAGATGCTCGTGGAAGTCGGCTTCATCCTGAAAGATAGAGGTCGCAGCCTCGCCACGCCCTGAATCTTCAGTAGAGGGTAGGGCGATTATTTTAGAACTCATCCCTTCCAGGGAGAACTCAGACCCAGAATCCTTGTCGATAGGGATCTTCCACGACTCGGGCAAGTTACGGTATATAAATTTGGCCTTTCTCAGCAGCGCATGGGATTCAACCTGCCCACGAGAGAGCATAAGCATATTGGACCCATCCTTGAATCGGAGCATCCACGTATAGAACGCACTGATGATCCAGGAAAGTCCCATCTGCCGAGCCTTGAGCCGTTCGATGAGCCGTTTTGTCAGCAGATCATTCGCCAATTCCATGATATACGGCCACTTCTCTAACGGGGTTTTGCCCCCAACGATACCCACCAGAGGTTGTGGCGGCTCCAGGATATAGACGTAATCCAGAAAGAAGATAAAGTCCTCGGACGCTATCTTCTTCGCAACAAGTTCTGCTACTGCAATGGCTTTGAGCCGTTGCTTCTTAGTCTTAAGTTTCGGATTGAGGAGTTTTTCGGCAGTAACCATCAGTCAGCCACACATATCAGATCAAAACCACCCGATATGTCCAGTCCATCCGCTGAGGGATTGGCCCGTAACTCAATCAACTCCCCGGCCTGAAATACCCTGGGTGGTTGAAATAAATACGGCGCCGATGAAGTGCCCTCCTGGGATACGTTGCTGGAATTACAAATTCTCCACACTCCTCCATTTTCTTTACTCATTAAAAAAATGTCAGCGAACCGGGCCGTTGACCCCAACCCCTGTTTCTGGATTGATGCGTAGTATCCAGTCATATACGCCTTCTCGCCTGTCGGAACCATATAAATTGCCATAAGGGTCCGGTTGAAACCGATTGTAATTTTTGCCGTAACAGTATTATCGGTATCGGCTGTGGCCGTAATTGCCCCCTCGTTCCAAGAAGTGGAGCCCGCAGTGAGAACCTCCATTCGGTAAATCATAGTATAGGTACTGGCAGTTGGCACATCCCCTGTACCGTTCAGGGTGATATCTTCTTGCTGCCGAGCATAAGCACTATCAAGCCCAAAGACACGGATCGTCCTTGCCCCCGCGTTGGTCCCACCACCGTCCGTATCATCGTTAGCACTACTAGATGTAATCTGATGTATCCTGGCCGTCGTCGGTGCTACCCAGTTCGTCGCCCCTGCGATACCACCATCCCAGAGACTCCGACCCAGATTGACAGCGGTACTTGAAAGAGCCGCGTCAGCGTCAGGATTACGACCAAATATATTGACAGATATTATCTTACTAAACTCACCACGAGCTACATCCAATCCAAAGTCGTAGCGAGTTAGATTACTATAAGGAAAGACCATCTAGTACTTCTTCTTCACATGCCCCGGATTATGCGAGAATTTGTTCACTGAAATTTTGTCCGGCATCGGAATGGGCCTACGGGCCGGAGCAAGAATCTTCGCGTACTGCATTGCTTTGTGAAGGGCCATTAGATTACTCTCCTTTGCTCATACTGCTCGACCAGATGCTGCTTACACAATGACGCTACGTGCAACTTGTCCTGCCCTCCCCATATATACGGAGCAGGCTTGTCGCACGGATGAGGAGTACCATCATCGTCAATCCACCCAAAGGCACAGAGCAGAGACGATATGATTGAGGACTCATCTATACTGTCCCGAATCAAAGAAACCTGACTATTCACCTCACGTTCGTCTATCGCTGCCATCTTTACCATATTCTCTAGCCCCTTTCTACATCAATGGTATTAGCATACTCCGCATCCCTAGATTCAATCAACCACCTCCCAATGTCAACCCTATAATACAACATCCACTCTTGAAAGCAACTTAGCGTAGTGATACTCCGGAAAGATGTACTCGGTTCGCTACAGTTACGTTCAGAAAAATTGCAACCTCCGCGCTACGAGGTAGTTGCGCGCGTGTCCACAGAGTCCCACAAAGACCGCGGGTCCCTCCTCCCGGGACCCCCCCTGCGCGGGCAGCAGGGGTGCGCGGTCCTATATACGCGAATCCTCAGCGCCGCGACAGCCTAGCCTAGACTGTGCTGCTACCCCTAGACGCCATACCAGACGCAACAACGACACCCCGCATCATACCGACGCCGCATCCAGCATGCCGCACTGAGGACCTCCTCAGCTGCCACCATGACCACTGCCAGCATTGCGAGCAAGGGCGGACCGCCTATCAGAACCGATATCCTAGAAAATATCGGCGCGCTCCAGCTACGGATTGGGGATTGACTGTGCAAACCCGCCGTGCTATCGTTGTGTGGTCGATGGTCATACGACCACTAGTCGAACCGGGCCCCGTTCTAGGAGGGAAACATGACATTACGAGCGGCGATGATCGAATGGCTGTCGGAGTGCTTTGAGGATGAAATTTTCGAGCTGATGTCGACGGGAACGCTAATGGACGGTATAGAGCGCCATTGGGATGGTGGCATGCGCGACTTCCTGAATTGTAACGGCGGATACCCCGACCCATTAATAGACGATACCGCAATGTCTACAGTCCGCAGATGGACGAATTACGCCGGATATGGCGGAGCATATCCTCAAGCATAATCTCACGCTAGTCGGACTGGGTCCTGTTCAAAAGAGGTAAACATGAACATACACGAACGCGACGACGCCATTCTCGCGGCCGCACTGGCAAAGGCTGATTGCCAAAAGTACGCGCTTACGCACCATCACCCGGCCTATAAATATTTCATGGACCTACATGACCGTCTTGACGTTGACGGCTCTCAGGAAGTCGCGGAATTAGTACGAGGTCCAGTAATAGACTTGGGATTTTTACCTTACAAGCCGCGCGAATAATCGCGCCACCTAGTCGAACCGGGCCGCGATCAAGAAAGAGGCTACATCGCATGACTAACCTATTAGGGACAAGCTACAAGCTCGACAAGTCAAACGTCGTCGGGGCAGCCTTATCAGAACCAATTTTGAATGCTGTGATGTATTTGGCGCCGTCCGATTCCGGCGGCCTTGGCAACCTTTGCCCGTGGGCAACACCTGGATGTAGCATTGTTTGTCTCGGCATAGGGTCCGGCCGGATGAATCAAGGCAAGATCGCGCTAGACTCGCGTGAGTTTGATTGGACAAAGACCACGGTATCCAAGGCAATGATATGGCGTACGACGTTATTCATGCGCGAACGTCCAAAATTCAGGACAATCCTAGATGGCGAAGTAGGCGCACTACGCGCCAAGGCGAAACGCCAAGGCATGAAAGCGGCCGCGCGCTTGAATGGTACAGCCGATGTTGTATGGGAAAAGGTATTCCCGGAATTGTTCGCGCGGTATCCGGACGTGATTTTCTACGACTATACGAAAGCACCATTCAAGACGCGGAACAAACGTCCGGCCAACTATCACCTTACGTTTTCCTATGCCGAAACAGCTGAGAATCACGCCAGAGCGGCCGAATGGCTCGAGAATGGTGGGAACGTCGCAGTGGTGTTCAGCACCGCCAAGGGGCAATCCCTACCATCAACATTTATGGGCCGCCCCGTGATAGACGCGGACCTTGACGACATGCGATTCCTGGACGCACCCGGTGTTGTTGCGGGGCTTCGCGCCAAGGGTGCCGCGAAGCACGATGAAACCGGCTTCGTTGTACAAGTCTGCAAAGTTTGCGGACAAGTAGAAAATGACTGCCATGAGCGACTAACTAGCTAGACACACACAAGCGCCCGGCGCGTCGGGGCAAAGCGGCGCATAGGTGATAAAACGTGAACACAAAACATGCGGACCGCGTCAACGCATTGTGCGATTACATCGAACGACTCCGGCCAACTGTCACAAGCGCGCCGGACGCCGTCACATTACCGGCGCCGGACATTGTGCGCGAAGCCATCGCCGGGAGCTTGAACACGCGATCGGGGCGCCCACTGGCCAGCGCGCCCAAACGCGACAAGAAGCCCGTTGCTAACGTGCTGTGGCGGTTGCTCGCGTGGCATCGTTCCAGCGGTAACATGGGTAGCGTGTTTGGGGTCCGCTGGGATTGTGACGATCTCGTCACGGCGCGCGGTCTAGACATGACCGGACCGGAGCTGCACGACGCGCTCGACACCCTCGCGCTACTCCTCGCGGGCGGGCGGTCAAGGGCGAGCGATGCATGGGCGCACGCGCTAGGCCGTTAACGCCCCTCTGCGGTTAACCTGGAGCGTCCGGGGGTATGCTACTATCCCCGGCCTCCAGTGCTTTGGCCGTATCGCCGAGGGCTAGCAGTTGGCGCAGATCGTCGATATTCAGCTCGTCAAGGGTCGCTTCGATGGTAAGTGAGCGTTGCTTTACCTCGAGTTGGGGCGTGAGTATGCCCACGAGGTTAGCTTTTGCTCGAGACGCGGCGATCATGGACGCGACCTGGGGGACCTCGGCGTGCTTTGCGGTAACCCTTGCGTCATCCATTTCGGCGGCTACTGAGGCGAGGTTAATATCCGCCAGGACGGCTTTGCGTTGCAGGAGTGTATTTATTCGTGCTGTTACCTTGGGGTCGTTATTCAGCAATGAGGCGTTGTGTTGAACGGTTGTGTCTTTCATGCTATCGACATTGTAAGCGGCCCGGTAGGCATCGGAGAGTGATAATCCGCTGGCCACGCCATTGGCAAAGCCGTCCATTTTGATAGTAAGGCCGTTGAGGATTCTCGGAGCTCCCATATCATAGCTATATCACATGAAGCCTATTCAAAGCAATTTTTCCCTTCTTTTCCAAAGCCAACATGGGTAGTCGACGTGTGCGGTAGCGCCG